GTTTACGAAGGAAGAGTTGAAGTCCGGCGTCCTACGCCAAGCGGATTACACACGCAAAACTCAAGCACTAGCTGAAGAGCGTAAGCAGTTTCACTCTGTAGTTGAGCAAGCAAGTGAGCAAGAGAAAATCTACGCTCAACTCTTGCCGGTTATGGTTCAGCGTATGCAGCGCAATTTGCCGCAACCGCCAGACCCATCACTGATAGACACAGACCCAGTTGCTTACCTAAAGCAGGACGAGCGTTACAAGCGCGAAGTTGGTGATTTGCAGGCAGCTGAAGCGGAAACGCTACGCATGTCGCAAAAGCAGCAAGCGGATAGAGAGCAATTTCTACAAGCCTATCTGGCACAGAATGCTCAATTACTGCCAGAGCTTATCCCAGAGTGGAAAGACGCCAAAAACTACGAGCGTGACAGACATCGGTTGCGTGATTTTCTCAAAGGTCGAAACTTTAACGATCAAGAGATAGATCAAGCATACGATGCTCGGTATGTCGCTCTAGCTTATGACGCAATGCGATGGCGTGAGTTGAAAAACTCTAAGCCAAAGCAATCAGAGCCACTTGAAAAAGCCTTAACGCCTAATGCGCCGGCACAAAAGCCGATGAACACTCAGACTAGAGCCTTAGTCGATGCGCGCAAACGTCTCAAACAATCTGGCAGTGTGCGAGATGCCGCTGCTGTCTTTGAAAGTTTGATATAAGGACACGCAAAAATGGCTAAAGTAACTAATGCCTTTGCGACATATTCGGCTACGGCCAATCGCGAAGACCTCTCAAATACGATCTACAATATTGACCCTTTCGACACACCATTTATGAGTGCTGCCGGACGGCGTAATGTTAAAAACCGTATCTTCGATTGGCAGACTGAGAGCTTGCCAGCAGTTGATACGACCAATGCGCGTGAGGAAGGCTTTGAGCTTTCACGCGGCGCAGCCCAAGCAACGGTTCGCCTGTCGAATACGACGCAGATTTCAGAGCGTGATGCTACTGTTTCTGGTTCGCAGGAAAGTGCTGACCCAGCAGGTAAGCGGTCGGAAATGGCCCATCAGATGGCTTTGATGTCAAAAGCATTGAAGCGTGATATGGAAGCAATCCTCTGTTCTAACCAGGCTCGCGTAGCTGGTAACGACAGTGGCACTGCTCGTAAAACCCGCGCTCTTGAGCATTGGATCACCACCAATGTTGGCGCTGGCGGCACGTCGTATGCAAATGCGGCATCTGAGACGGCTGCTCTTACCGATGGATCAACATCTGTAGCTCTGACGGAGACTATCTTTAACGATATTCTTCAGACAGCTTACACCAATGGCGGTGAGCCAAAGGTTGTTCTTGTTCGCCCAGCTATTAAGCGTAAGATTTCGTCATTCACGGGCCGTTCTGGCTCGCAGATTGCGGTTTCTAAGGTTGAAGCGGTTAACACTGTTGATATCTATCGCTCAGACTTTGGCGATGTGAAGATCCTTCCTTCACGCTGGCTCCGCACGCGCACGATTTCTTCTAAAGAAGTATCGGCTGCTCTGTTCCTTGATCCAGAGTATGCAGCAGTTGCATACTATCGTCCGTTCCAGACGGTTGATATTGCAAAAATCGGCGATGCTGACACGAAAATGATTGTAGCGGAATACGGCCTTGAAATGCGTAATGAAAAAGCGCACGCCAAGCTGCCTGATATCGCTTCAAGCTGATTAGCTTAAAAACTAACACTAAATCCTGAGAGGGGTCGCTTCGGCGGCCCCTTTTTTTATGGGCATGAGATGTCACAGAAACAGATTTACGATCACAAAGGTAATATTGTCAGAGTGCTACACTCAAATCCAGAAGATGGATTTTTTGGCGATTTCACCATTGAGACGATTGAGGATTGTGAGCCTGTCGTAGATAGCGCCGCTGTATTGTCTGACGATCACGGCAATCATTCCAATTTAAAGCATGTGGCTAGAGTTCCTTTGAGCGTTGCTGAGAAGGCAATGCGTGAGGGCTGGTTCCACGATGAAAAGGCTTGGGCAGCTTGGCTCAACAATAGCGACAACAGAGATTTCCGCGTCTGGAAGGGCCGAGTTTAATGGCAATCACTAATTACACAGAGTTAAAGGATGCCGTTGCCGATTGGCTTAACAGGGCTGATCTGACATCTCAGGTTCCGACATTTATACAATTAGCAGAAGCTAGATTTAATAGAATTATTCGCACACGCGATATGATTACTCGCGCAAATGCTACAACAAATAATGAATTTGTTCCTATGCCGATTGATTGGCTAGAGACGTATAAATTAGAGCTTCCCCCGAATGCCACTAATACACCAGAGCCGTTAATGTATGTCGGCCCAGAAGAGGCGTCACGTTTTAAAGCAAATGCTATAAATGGTAAGCCTCGTTATTATTCAATATTAGACGGTGCTTTTGAGCTTATTCCTGCCCCATCTGTTGGAACAACAGTAACTCTAGAGCTTACATATTATGCGCGAATAACGTCACTTTCGACGGGCAATCCTTCCAACTGGTTAATTCTAAAAGCGCCGGATCTTTATCTGTATGCGTCTTTAATGAATGCTGAGCCGTTTCTCAATAATGATGAGCGTATTCCTACCTGGGCGCAACTATCGCAATCGGCATTAGATGAGCTTGATATGGATAGCGAGCGCGCTAGTCGTAGCAGAACCAGCCTTAATGCAAGGCGCAGAAGTTTCTAACCATAGGTGAAATAAAATGGCTAAATCATCCACATTTGAAAACGATTGGCTAAAGCTAGTATTTAACGCAACCGCTATCGCTAATCTAGCTGATAATGCTGGCTCGTCTCCTGTTACGAATTTATATGTCTCGTTGCACACAGCTAATCCTGGCAATGCAAGCGATCAGACAACATCTGAGGCGACATATACGGGTTACACTCGCATTGCAGTTGCGAGAACATCATCTGGCTGGACAGTAACAAATAACAGTGTGTCACCGGCTGCTCTTATTTCTTTTCCTGCCGCAACCGGTGGATCTAATACGATTACTTACTTTGCTGTTGGCACTGCTTCAACTGGCGCTGGCAAGATCCTTTATGCTGGCACTGTGACGCCGAATATTATCGTTTCTTCTGGTGTTACGCCGCAGCTTACGACTGCTTCTGCAATTACTGAAAATTAAGTTAAATAGAATTTTTGATTAAGATAGGACACAGCGCAAATGCCTAATAAACTTGCTAACAGAGTGAAAATGACTGTTTCTGGAACGCCAGGAACAGGATCTATTACACTCGGTAGCGCTGTAACTGGCTTTGTCAGCTTTTCAACTAGTGGCATCGTTAATGGCGATACCTTACCCTATGTAATTGAAGATGGGGCTAATTGGGAAATAGGCGTTGGCACTTATTCTTCTACAGGGCCAACATTAGCAAGAACGACTGTCACAGCGTCAAATAATGCCAACAATAAAATTAATGCTACTGCTAATGCTATTGTTATGCTTTCGCCATTAGCTGCTGATTTACAATCCACGGATACGCTGACGAGCGGCACTTTGCCGGTAGCCAGAGGTGGCACTGGTGTTGCTACTTTAACCGCTGGACAAATCCCGTTTGGCGCTGGAACAAGTGCGTTTGGATCTAGCAGTAATCTGTTTTGGGATAGTGCGAATAGTAGACTAGGTGTTGGAATAGCTTCGCCAGCGACAAGATTACACGTTGCAGGAAACTTAAGGCTAGATGGCGCAGACACAAATATAGCGTTTCATAACGGTGGAACGCGTTTTGGATATTTTAGAGGAATATCAAGCGAGACATCTATTGTTGCGGATAATACAAACCTAACGCTTGCGGCATTGGGTGCCAATATAATTGGGCTCCAGACGAACGGCTCAGAGCGTATGCGTATTGATAGCTCTGGGCGTGTTGGAATTGGTACAACTATTCCAGTGGCTAACTTACAAATTAGTAATTCCCTGACTGGTTCTGTTAATACCTATGCTGTTATTGCAAATTCTACGACGGCATCTGACGTTACCACCGCATCGGATCTTTATAGATCTGGAGGAGGAACTGCTAGTGCGGCGTTTACTCTAAATTCTCTTAGACATTATTACGGATTGCAAGGAGTATTTGGTTCTGGTTCTATTGTTACCAATCAACTTGGTTTTGTTGCTGAAGCTACGTTAACGGGTGCAACGAACAACTATGGGTTTTACAGTGGCATAGCTATAAACCCAGGCTCACAAACTTTATCGCCAGCAACTATCAGCACTATTGCATCCAGTGGAACGACTACAACAGTTGTAACAACCGCTGCTCACGGTTTAACAAGTACTCAAGCTGTAACTGTTGCCGCAACGGCTAACGCTACGGAGCTTGTATCGGGTGTAACTTGCACCATTCTGACTGTTGGCACGACTGACTTTACGCTTATTGGCGCTGCTTCCAATACTGTAGGTGTATCTTTTACTGCTACAGGAGCAGGAACTGGCACTGGCACAGTAAGGATTAATCAACAAGGTTCTGGTAAGGCTGTTACGGTTGTTGACACAACCACGTTTACTTATACGTCTACAACGGGAACCTATGCTGCAATTACAGCTTCTGGTTCTGTTACACCAAATACAAGGTTTAACCTATTTATTGCAGGAACTGCACCAAGTTATTTTGCTACAGCCGTAGGTATTGGAACGACTAATCCTCGCGGAAGATTAGAAATAGCTAACACAACGTCTTCTGGTATGGCTATTACGGCTACAGCAGATGCAACTGATGGTAAAACTTGGGATCTGTTAGTAGGAGGCGGTAATTTTGCTATACGCACATTAAACGATGTGTATTCAGCAGCAAGCACAGCCTTCACTATCGGTCGAACTGGAAATCTAGTTACTAGCCACATTTGGTACACTTCAAACCTAGAGCGTATGCGAATTGATAGCTCTGGTCAGGTTGGTATTGGTCAAACACCAACAACAGGCGCTACTCTTTCCTTAGGAAAGGCAATTACTGGCGCAACAACAGCTTGGAGTGTTAGGGCAGGTCAATCTATATCCAGTGATGTCACAGCTAATTGTAGGACAATTCAACTCCAGCCGTTCACTGCCACTTCAGCATTTTCTTTATCAAACTTATTTGGTGTTTATTATACATTTGCTTCGGCAGGATCTGGATCTATTGTTTTTAATAACTTTGGTTTCTTTAATGAAAGCACATCAATTGCTGCGACTAACAACTACGGTTTCTATAGCAGTCTAAGTGCTCCAACATCCGGCGGCACAGCATCTTCAACCGTATCAACGGTTGCATCAAGTGGAACTACTACAACTGTAGTTACTACAGCGGCTCACGGTCTTTCAACTGGACAGACCGTAACTGTAGCAGCAACAGC